ATCATCAATGGCTTGTTCAAGAAAAGCCTGTATGCTTTCTATGATTTCATCCTGATTCTGCCAGTCAAGCCGGATTATCCTTAACAATTTCTTTAACCGCTCTATTGTCGTTGGGAAGAACTCAACTAATACAATTTCCATTTCCCCGGAATCCCATTTTATATATAAAACCTCACGATTCATTTTCCAAAATCCCCCAATCGTTTATTTGCAAGGTCTATGTACCATTGTTTGTTAAGTTTGTTTGGAACTTTAACGCCGTTGATATCACCATTTGAAAGATAGCAATTCAACGGTGAATTCGGTATTTTTGCGGGTCTGCCTGTGACTGCATGGATTTTTTGCAACCCGCCGTCTGTTTCAGCAATAGAAGCAAACACCCGAATACATTTTTCCTTAATCCGGGTGTCACCGTGCATAATATGAGTATATTTGCTGCTGATTTTAGTCACTAATTGAAATTCTTTCAGTTCGTGGCATTCATTTATCGTCTGTTCGACCGGGATTCCATGAACCATATAATTCACCAATGCTTTATTGACAATCGGCAAATCATAATCAAGGGGGGAAAGTTTTTTGACATAGCCGCCTCTGGTTTTCCAGCGGGGTTCACCTTTATTGTCATACAATTCGCCTGTAGGGATAAGGACATAGTTATTTACATCCTTTTGAAACACTTCTTGAAACTCTTCGAATTCATCAAGGATCAGTGAGGTTCTTTGTTCCCACTCGTAGCAGATATCATCAATCAGGTCAAACCATTCGTCTTTGTTTTCGCCGTCCGGCATCCGAATCAATACACCGTCTGTATTGCTTTGGATTAGTTCAATATGTGGTTCAAGACGTTCAATCAGGTCAAGCAAGAGGATTTGACCATATATGCACACCCGGTTAGCTTGCCGGGGGTCAAATAGCGCGTTTGTTTTTTCTTTCATTACGCCGTATGTTGAATTAAGCACCAGTTTCAACGCTGCTTGCAATGGGTTTCCGTCTTGCTTGTACTGCAACCGCTGAGTATAGATTTCCTCGTATTTATCGGGGTTCTTCATCGACCGTGAACCTAAATTGTACTTTATCATCAATGACGGGTATAAACTCGAAACGTCCATATTCAGGAAATAGCCGCGTTTGTGGTATTTTGTCAACGCGCCGTGAATGCCGCCCCATCCGAAAACATGAGGAACGCCCGCAACCATGATTTCTAAATTATGGTTTTTGGATTTGGGGTTTTTGGGATTGACCTTATATTTTCGGTTTTCCGGGTCATTGTACCAGTCAAGAACCGCCGTGTATTTCTCAATACGCATGGTTGACGGAAAATCAATGTCAAATTCGTCATTCCATTCGTGTTTTGACGCTCCCAAAATCAAAGCGGATAATTGCGGGTTCGTCATACTGATTAACGATAAATCAAGTGCCTTGTTTCCGCTTGCAATCCGCACAAGCCCCCGTTTGGCTTCAAATTCGTTTATGCGCTGCAAGAATATCTCCATCGTCTGTTCGACATCGTGACGGCAATATTTAACAGTTTCTTCGATTTCTTCATCTGTCAGCGGTCTATCTACATCGAACGGAACAGAACTTTCTTTGATATCGTTACCCATGAACCCTTCAAATGTCTTTAAGCCCCGGTCAATGTTCATCATCACATCGTAGTTGTTTATTACTATCCTGCGGAACAGGCTTGAAAATTTCCATCCCGGTTGACCTTTAGTAATGATATAGTCATTAACCTGTTTGGGGTCAAAACCGCAAAGAATGGCTTTTAAGATGTATTGGTCATAATTGCGGGAATTGAAACCCACCCAAATTTCATGTTTATGCGCGGTGTGAAATTGTTCAAGCGCGTCTGCATCGTCAATAATAACTGTTTCATTTCGCTTTTCAGTGTCTTTGAACACTACAAGCCAATTATGCGAAAACACTTCAAAATCATACAAAATCATAGCTGTTCCTTTCTGCGTTTTATTGTGCGCTACCACATACGCGCCGGGTAACGGGTCAAGTCACCCGGCGCAAGTGAGTTTTCTACTCGATAATGTAGACTTCTTCGATTGAATACTTGTTGAATCCCTTTTTTCCCTCGCTGTAGTCCAATTTGAATTCATATTTACCGTCAATTGCCTCTAGCACGTCCATCATAAGATTTCCGTACTGCTTGTACGTTTGGAATTCAATATTGATTCCGGGTTCGTTCGCTGTCATTTGTCGCAAGATTTCATTGACGTTATGGATTTGGAAACCCATGTTCACGACCTGATTCATGAAAATCAACCGATTCTCATGATCGCCCTCGACAACTTTGAACCAAATCGTCACCATCGGGTCATGCTTCTTGCTTTCGGTTAGTTCGAGTTTGTCAACCTTGACTTCATACGTCCCATGCGGGACATCGGCAAAATCACCGCCGTTTTCAGCCGCTTCTTTCACATCGGCTGCTAAACCCTCAGTGTCGGTTGCTTTGTCGAATTTATCCCAAATGTTGTTGCTCTTTTTTTCTGCCATGATGTTAAATCCTCGCTTTCATTTTTGATTGTAGATTCAGCGTCAACACGGCGGCAAAATTTTTATTCAGCCCTGCGTTTGCGGGTTTTCACTGTTGGGGGATTTTCGGCTTTTTTCGGTTCTTTTGATTTTACCGCGTCAGACGCGCCAGAATCGCTTTTTACAGGGGGGTTAGTATCGGGGTCATCGTTACCCTCATTTTCCGATTGTGTTTCATCTGCTTTACTCTGCGTATCGTCAGGGGGTGAATCTGTTGATTCCCCGGCTACGCCCTCATTGTACATTGCTTCATCCATGCTTTCTTCGCTTCCGGCGTTTTCTGTCGGTTTCGGTTTTTCCGGGGCTTTGCGGCTTGATTTAGTTTTCCCTGCCATAGCAGACACGGCATTTTTTGACGCTTCATCAAAGATGTTCAAGAATTCTTCATAATCAAGCGAAATCTCCTGTTTCTGCACCGTCAACCGACCGCCGCCGAATATGACTTCATTCTGCTTGAATGATAGTGTCCTCATATCACCGTCAGCGACTACACGCGCAACGATATGAACCATTCCGGCAACCTTGTTTGAAGCCTTTTCCTGTAAATTCGGCTTGATTGCCGTGATTTTATCGCCGCCCTTGCGGGTAATGTCTTTGCTTGTATCTTCGTGCGATATCAAGATGATGTTTTCATAGTTCATGTTCATCAGGCGTTTCAGCGTTGACAGGAATTCAGTTCTAACCTTATCCCATGCCCGGAATGAATCATCTGACTCATGGGTAATCCCCATCTGCTGATACATATACAAGCGGCAATGCTCATAAAGGTCTTCAACAAGGTCAACGATTATGGTCTTGAACTTGTTATCTTTCTTTTCCAGTTCCGTTATCGCGTCTTTGAAGATTTCCCACGCAAGAGTTGTTTTCGTTTGCCGACCGTCAACGCGCACTTCATTTTTGATTGGAATGAACGGCGCGTCAACGAATTGAACATTTCCGTCCGTGTTCAGCATGAGCGGGTCAGGGAACTTGTTTGCGAATGTCGTTTTGCCGCAAAACGGCGAACCATAAAGCCAAATCGTGCGTTTGTCAACCGTTTCGATATTGCGGCGTTCGTTTTTTGGAAGTAACATATAATCTTCACCTTTCTCACAATAATTATGATATTCACAATAGTTGCACAAGTAACTTTTGCTTTCAGGGTATTCTTTCACTTCAAGGATTGACTTGATTTCAGTTAGATAAATTGCGACTTTGTACATATCAAACTGAATTGGAACAAAAAACGGTTCAATTTTATCAAGTTCCTTTTGAATCCGCGCCCGGAACGCTTCAAGGCTTTCTGTTTTTCCCTGCTTGATTTTCACCTTTGGTATCATCAAGTAGAACATTTCATTGATTTGTTGTCCGGGGTTCAAAAGTTCAAAATAGTATTTGTATATGTGCAACTGCGCTGAATTACGGTAATTTGCCGCATTATTGGAATATTTGAAGTCATACAGGTCAAATTTCATAGTCAGTGGATTTGGAACTAAGTAATCCAGAAACCCGTGAAAATCATCGTTCAAAAGTTCAACTTCAAATTCCCCGCCCGTTGGCAACATTTCTTTTGCTTTCGGTATCAGGTATTCAAGTTTCATTGCTTCGTTGTAATGTTCCTCT